CGGACTGCCCTCCATGGAGGGGGTTTCACGTAATGTGACCAAGGTGTAGTGTAATCCTTGGTCCCATCTCAGTTGTCTCAGATGAGGTTCTTCTCACCTCGACTGAGTTCCGCGATGCGTATCCGTTTAAGGCTCCGCTCGCAGGGGGCACATAAGTCGATCTTTCACGACCTGCTAAGCCGAAGCTTTGCCTAGGCCAGCCTGTCAGACTGATCCCAGCGCCATTACAGCGCTATGTGCACATCGAAACCCCGCTAATGTGTACATGACTACATTAGCCGTTCAGTAATTCTGCCGACCATGTCGGAGCAAAGTCCAGAGATCCCATGACGTGGCGAACTCGGAAGCGCCTCAAGTATTCTTGACGCATCCTCATTAACCCGTCACCCAACTCCTTCGTCTTATCTGACAAACGATCTAAAGGGACTGAAGAGTTCACCTCTTCTATTACCTTCCTGATACGTCTGCCTATTTGCGAAAGAGCAGGTAAATCCCGTTCCGTTGGTTGAATACCGAAAGCAAGCTCTTCCCCCGTCCTTAGGACGGCAAGAAGTCTTGAAAACGCTTCAACGATCGGAACCGAATCGGGATCCTGGTCCAAGCTAACGACGCCAAACTCTTTGATTTGATTGCCAATTGACTCCCAGGCCCAACCGGGTGCTTCGCCCGAGCCAGGACTTGTCCAGATGGAAGTCAATTTAGCGAAAGAGATACCATTCTCATTGTTCTGTATATAACTGGACAATAAGATTCTAATGGCTCGAGAGAATTTCTTCTCTCGTCGGAATTCCTTGTTGAGGTCCATAACTGGATACCCACCCCCTCCCACCTCGCGAGGTAGGAACGGAGGAATCCCAACGCTTTTCATATAGGCAATTTGATCAGCATGGGATTCTCGGGAAAGTACACAGATTCTTTCCCGAAGGTCACGAGGCGCTTTCGCGGCACTCGCGCTCAACATAGGAGGAATATCACTCGGAATGCCTTCCGAGCGATTAAATTCCGCCTCTCCTAAGAGGCTCCGAACCGAAACAGTGCGTGCACAAACTAGTTTACCCTTCGGCGTAACTAGGGCTGCCTCCTCTCCGAATATAAATCCGAGAGGGGCTTCCAAGTCCTTTCCGGGACTAGGAAACCCACCTGTCCTTAAAAGAACATTTGTGTACCGATCCGAAACCGATCTAGGCAACAGGGCGACATAGTCGTCACCTATTACCCTAAAAAGGTCTCGAATCCACTTCGGCTCCATTAGACCGGACTCTTCCCACGCTCTAGCATGCATCCACATATTGTAAATGCAGAGGA